ATGCTGGAACAAATGGGCATTGCCGCGAAGCAAGCCTCGTATAAATTAGCGCAACTCTCCAGCCGCGAAAAAAATCGCGTACTGGAAAAAATAGCCGATGAACTGGAAGCACAAAGCGAAATCATCCTCAACGCTAACGCGCAGGATGTTGCTGACGCGCGTGCCAACGGCCTTAGCGAAGCGATGCTTGACCGTCTGGCACTGACGCCCGCACGGCTGAAAGGCATTGCCGACGATGTGCGCCAGGTGTGTAACCTCGCCGATCCGGTGGGGCAGGTAATCGATGGCGGCGTACTGGACAGCGGCCTGCGTCTTGAGCGTCGTCGCGTACCGCTGGGGGTTATTGGCGTGATTTATGAAGCGCGCCCGAACGTGACGGTTGATGTCGCTTCGCTGTGCCTGAAAACCGGTAATGCGGTGATCCTGCGCGGTGGCAAAGAAACGTGTCGCACTAACGCTGCAACGGTGGCGGTGATTCAGGACGCCCTGAAATCCTGCGGCTTACCGGCGGGTGCCGTGCAGGCGATTGATAATCCTGACCGTGCGCTGGTCAGTGAAATGCTGCGTATGGATAAATACATCGACATGCTGATCCCGCGTGGTGGCGCTGGTTTGCATAAACTGTGCCGTGAACAGTCGACAATCCCGGTGATCACAGGTGGTATAGGCGTATGCCATATTTACGTTGATGAAAGTGTAGAGATCGCTGAAGCATTAAAAGTGATCGTCAACGCGAAAACTCAGCGTCCGAGCACATGTAATACGGTTGAAACGTTGCTGGTGAATAAAAACATCGCCGATAGCTTCCTGCCCGCATTAAGCAAACAAATGGCGGAAAGCGGCGTGACATTACACGCAGATGCAGCTGCACTGGCGCAGTTGCAGGCAGGCCCTGCGAAGGTGGTTGCTGTTAAAGCCGAAGAGTATGACGATGAGTTTCTGTCATTAGATTTGAACGTCAAAATCGTCAGCGATCTTGACGATGCCATCGCCCATATTCGTGAACACGGCACACAACACTCCGATGCGATCCTGACCCGCGATATGCGCAACGCCCAGCGTTTTGTTAACGAAGTGGATTCGTCCGCTGTTTACGTTAACGCCTCTACGCGTTTTACCGACGGCGGCCAGTTTGGTCTGGGTGCGGAAGTGGCGGTAAGCACACAAAAACTCCACGCGCGTGGCCCAATGGGGCTGGAAGCACTGACCACTTACAAGTGGATCGGCATTGGTGATTACACCATTCGTGCGTAAATAAAACCGGGTGATGCAAAAGTAGCCATTTGATTCACAAGGCCATTGACGCATCGCCCGGTTAGTTTTAACCTTGTCCACCGTGATTCACGTTCGTGAACATGTCCTTTCAGGGCCGATATAGCTCAGTTGGTAGAGCAGCGCATTCGTAATGCGAAGGTCGTAGGTTCGACTCCTATTATCGGCACCATTTAAATCAATAAGTTACACATCATTAGTACCTTCCTTATTTTTTGACTGGGACAAATTTGGGACCGATGGGTTCAGGATCGAGTCTATTTGCCGTGCGTGTTCGGTAAGGTGATTAGGTGCAAGGTGAGCATATCGACGAACCATTTCGATAGACTCCCAGCCTCCCATTTCCTGTAACACTGACAACGGGACTCCGGCTTGAACCAGCCAACTTGCCCAGGTGTGTCTCAAGTCGTGAAATCTGAAATCATCAATACCAGCCCGTCTCAGCGCCGCTTTCCAGGCTGTGTTTGCGTCATACCGCATCTTCCTGACTGTTGGCGCTTTCGTTCCGTCTGGTTTGGTACAGCTTTCCTTGTACACAAATACCCAACGGTGATGATTCCCGATTTGTTTTTTCAATACGCGACATGCAGTATCATTCAGCGCAACGCCAATTGCGCGGTTTGATTTACTCTCTTCCGGGTTTATCCATGCCACCCGGCGCTGCATATCTATTTGTTGCCATTCAAGGTTGATGATGTTCGAGCGTCTTAGGCCTGTTGCCAGTGCAAATTCAACAACAGACTTTAATGGCTCCGGACATTCATCAATCAGCCTTTGTGCTTCATGGGGCTCCAGCCAGCGGATCCGTTTATTCTTTGGTTGGGGCACTTTAATAATTGGTGCCTTATCCAGCATTTTCCATTCACGCTCTGCGGCTCTTAGTAGGGCCTTTATAAATGAAAGATGCGTAGCCTTCGTTGCAACGGACGCTGGTTTTGGCGTGTATTCTGGAACAGGTTTCCCTTTTTTTCTGCATGCTTCTGCCCTGAGTTTCCAGTTTTCCTCATGACGCCGGTTCGTCATTTTCTGCATTGCTGAATAAATTTTTGATTCAGTAATGTCTCTTAGTTGCATTCCTGCGAAATGTTGAAGCCAGAATCCGATCCGGCTTTTGTCATCGTCCAGTGATTTTTTATGTGCTTTCTCTTCAAGCCACCTGACACACGCTTCCTCGAACGTTATATCAGGTATTTCACCAAGTTTGCTGACCCGCCATGCTTCAGCCTTTAGCTTGTCATGGAGTTCTGTCGCCTGCCTTTTGTCCTTTGTTCCAAGAGACTGTTTAAATCTTTTACCGTTCGGCAATGTGAAACTGGCGTACCATATTTCACCTCTGCGGAAGAGTGACATTTTCTTTCCTCTGTTATGCCATCACCCGCGCTCACCTGGACAGTATGCAGCGGAGACTGAAGAGCCGCAATGCAGGCTTGTCGTGTTGTGAGGTAAGGAGATTTATTCTTAGTGGGATCTTTGCGTGTTGCCTGAAGACGCCCTGTGCGTATCCAGTTAATGGCAGTCGGTCTGGATATCTTGAGAAAATGACAGGCCTCATCGAGTGTGAGGCTGTATGGCTCCATTATTTCACCTCTTGCTGTGACATTGTTGAAAAATGGATACCAGCTCGTTGCTGCCAGACGATCCAACCGAGAGTCATATCCCATGCCATGTATTCGTTATCGCCGTTTTTTGCTCTCCGACGATCTACTAAGTCACCGAAACGCTTTTCCATGAATAATTCATAAGCTTCGCGTTCATCTGGTTCTACTTCCAGAGATAGGAGTGCGATTTCATAAGCACGGCGCTCAATATCGTCTCGCACGTCAAGGCTGCTGATACGCTCTTTAATTTCTTTAATCAGTTCTTTGTCGGTAAAAGTGGTCATTATGCTCCAGCCTCCGGTGCTTTTGGCATTACTGCCCAGTGAGTGATATTGACGTTTTCAAGGTCCCCGACCTGAAATGTCCACTGCCATTCTCCGGTTTCTTTTTGTCCCCAGGTGTACCAGAGAGAACGCCAGCCAATTAGCCAGCCTTCTCCGTTAGCATCGAATAACAAAACACTTTCATTTGCTGGTGGCAGTTCAGTTGACACTGGTATTACTTTGTTTTCCTGTGCTGCACATTTAGCTTCAAGCGCATCGAATTTACGCACTAGGTATTCAGCATCTGTTTCATTTACTTTCAGATCTCGCGGTACACATCTCCCACGAAGAAACCCTTCCATTTCGAAAACATTCATGCGCATTTGCGTAACTCCGATAACTCGTTAAAGCGTTCCATAAACATCCCGTAGGCATGGCCCGGAGCCAGTGGAATCACGTTGAACATCTCTGTTGCCGGGATACCTTCCAGTACAGGCCAGAAAGAGCCATCATCAAGCCCGAGATCGCGGCGTTCGGTTGCCAGCATGATGAGATCGGCATATTTCACGGGCGTACTCATAACTGGGGGTAACCCGTATTTCTCACGGATTACGGCGTCTATTTTTTCTTCCATTTGTTTATAGTCAGGAAGAAGGCGTTTCAGTGGTGCGGGAATGTCCTGGCAATACGCTTCTGTTGCATCATGCATTAACGCTTCAAAAGCAAATTCCTGCGGCACCAGCTGGCTGCAAAGAACCGCATGTTGGGCGACGCTGTAGAAGTGCGAAAGATGACCGGCAAAGCGACAGATATTTGAAAGGGAAACCGCGATATCGTTAATATCGATGTCGTCTTTATTTATCCTGTCATAATAAAAATGCTTCCCGGAAAAAGTTTTAATAAATGACATTTTGTTCTCCACGTATATGCGCTGCACCGCGCTGAATTCTGGTAAAAAGAATCCCTCACCATCCGGCGATTATTGAGTAAATTACGTTTCCATAAATGCCCCCGCAGGGGCATTTGCAGTAATGAAATCAGGCGGTGAAAGTACCAATAAAGGTTTCTACTTTGCTGTCCTTGAATTTCTCAACAAGCAGATCACGAAATTCGTTAGCCATTTCTTCCTGCACCGCCTCCAGCTGAATAATGCGTAGAACCAGTACAGGACGATCGCCAGTGATAATACTGAGGCGTAATTTAAACGGACGTTCTTTCAGACCTTCAAACGGAACGCATTTAAATTCAAATGCCACTGGCATAATGTCTTTGGTCTTCGCTTCGACAGACTCCATCAGGGAGCGTTTGCCGCTGAAGTCATTATCTTCAAAATCAGCGGTCTGGTTTGCTTCAATCGTGATTTTACGGACAGCCGCAGCCGCTTTTGTTGCCTGAATAGCGTCACCATTAGCATCAAAGCCCACAAGATAGTCGGCCCAGTCTTCAATCCATTCTGCCAGTGACTTCTGGGAGTTACGCTCGCCGTTAACAGACAACAGAGCAGAGAACGGTGCTGTCTTTTTCAGTTTGAGTGTGGCGGTGTTATCTGCGTGACCTGGTTCATCAATAGTACCCAGGTTAAGCACACTGACGGCACGCATATTATCAGCATCGATAAAGCAGCGGGTGCCTTCATCTGCAAGATCTTTAGAATAACGGGTAAAGTCATCGATGCTGGCAGTGGAAAGCGCACCACGGAAACGGAAGCGATTTAAATTAAATTTTTCCAGATCATGAATGCGGAAATTCTCAGGCAATGCCACAGCATCGGCACCAATCTTACTGATAATTTCATTAACACCCTGAGCAGAAATAAGGGCATGGATTTGATTAATTGCGGTTGCGTCTAAGTTCTGAGACATAATAAGTCCTCACTATATAAAGATATTCAGTGATGAGATAAATAATCAGTTAATTAAAAACGATATTAACGACCTGCTGCGCGGAGTTTTCCGTCAGGTTCACCGGCAAGAGTCAGTAACTGTCCCTGGTCTTCCTGCAGAATAGTCAGGCGACCACCGCGATTGACATACATCGGCGTTTCGGTGGTGTCTTCTTCGGAAATTTTCCCGCGGTTAGTCGGGCGAACATATGAGAGTTTGTGTTTGATTTTCACTCGGTTCTCATCAAACGGTTCGATTTCCAGGTTGAGCGAGACCTTACCTTTGGTTTTCGTGTTCATCACACCGGAAGCGACTTCACTGAGAACTGCGCCGATTTTGGTTTCAAATACGCCGCCGTCCAGCTCCCCGATAAATGCCTGCACATCAGTACTGCGTTCGCTAGCCATTTTGCTGCTCCTCATCATATCGACCCTGCAAGGTCGGTTAGTTTCTCCACAAAACAGAGAAGAACACCTGCGGTGACTGCCGCCCGGATGGATTGGGTTATGAGCCCGTCGTCCGGTGATGCTCTTCTCTGTTTTGTAAAAAGGACGGTACCAGCCGGAAGCAAGGGTACAAGCTGGTACCGCCAAGACTACACACAGCATAAAGTTGTGGTGCCGGGTGCCTCCCGGTGCCTGGCGAAGGTTGCACACCAGGCGGGTGGGTATCCACAGAAGGTCGACTGTCAGCCTCAACCTTAACCCGCGTGCGCTGAGCCGCATTCACCACAACGCTAAGGATTCTCTCTGGTTGAAAATACTTAGCTGTTATGTGCCTGCTTTTAGCCACATCAGGCGAGGTGGACCTAGTTATTCCCCAACAACAAGGATTCGGTTAATCTGGTTATCCCCAACAACGCAAAAGGAAAAGAAATGTCCGGTAATATCTATACGCTGTACAAATCCCACTGTGAAAATGTTGGAAAGTATCGGGGCATTGAAATCAGTGGGGTAGTGTCATCAGTCGAAATAAGCAAAGTTGAATCAAGGGCAACATTACTTACTCTTTTGGACCTTGTCTTACATGAGCACCGGAAGAAATTCGGCACTCCCTATAATCAGTTGAATGGGAAAAAGGCTCTGGTTCACCTTATTCTGATGAAGCATCACTGGATGCCAAAACAGATTAATGAGATGAAATTTGATGAACTTCTTCTTTCAATTCAGGATGAACTCACACTTGATAAAATAAGCGTAACCGCCCAGAAATTTTTAGATTATCGAGACTGGAGATCACAAATTCATCACTTTGATGATTTTGACGAAAATGAATGGGATCCTAATTTGTCTGCACAATATCTAAAGTAACATCCTGTGATAAAACCGTGATTTCCTGATCCAGTTTTTTTAAGGAGTCTATTGTTTCCTGTCGATAAGACAGCACTTCACGAAGCTGGTTTATAGCTGCCAGCTTCTTTGTCATCCACTCATAAATTTCCTCATCTGTGTAGCCAGGCGCGACGATTTTGGGTTCTGTTTTGTGCATTTCACATCTCCTCAAGTTATCAGTTACTTGTTGATGGGGACCAGATTGTTAAAGAGCTAAGCGTCCTGTAGGGCGCTTTTTTGTTGCTAACGAATCATCCTGGACTTCATATGCCCCAGGCGGCTACTTCGTGGGCGTCCTGCCTGTTCGTTTTTGACATTTACTGACTGCTTACGACACATGCACCGTGTTGCAACCAGATTTTGTTGTAATCCTGTAGTTGGTCTGGAACAAAAGATAAAATTAAATTGCGAGATATGCAAGTTATATTTGCGAAATATGCAAATTTATAGGTAATAAAAAGCCACCTTTCGGTGGCCGATGGATGGGATATTGAGGTTAATTATGTCTCTTAAGGGTTTGCGACTGACTGATTAAGACCTTTCCAAAGACCATGAATCGGTGTTCGTTTTCGCTAGTAATTCCCCATTCACGGTAAATCTGGTTATCAGAAATCACCAGCAGTTTGTCAGGAATCATTTGAAGTCTTTTAACGTATATTTTGTCATCAAAACCAAAGACATATATACCATCACCATCAAACTGATTGATGCTGACATCAACGAAGATGAGATCTCCTGGCTCAATGGTTGGACACATACTGTCCCCACGAACGTTGATAACTTTGATGTGATTGGCTGGTCGTCCGCCGAACATTGATACAGCATTATCAGTTCTGTATTCGATGGCATGAATCACATCAATGACATCACCGCCCTGGATAAGGCCATTTCCCGCACTGGCACTGATATCCAGCATTTCAATACGGAACACATCCTTCACCTGCGCAACATCCTCATTATTACTGTTTTTATATACAGTATTACTTTTGTGGGCAGAGGTAAAGAGATCAGCAATATCAACACCTAAGCTCTTGGCAATATTACTCAGTGTTTGTTCGGTAAATTGTTTTTGCTTACCCGTTTCTAAGCGCGAGATGTTCGCCGCATCTACTCCTATTGCTTCAGCGAGATCGGCGATTTTCATGTTCTTCGCTTGGCGAAGTTGTCTGACTCGGTTTCCTATGTTCATGCGTTTATTACATTTCTTTATTGCGTGATAAGCAAATCAACTTGCGCAAAATAATTGCGTGAAATAACATGCATAACGCGCAATATTTGGAGGTCATATGCAATCACCATTACGAAATGTGCGTAAGGCGCATGGTTTCACTTTGCAGCATGTTGCTGCGGGTGTTCAAGTCAATCCAGCGACGTTGAGTCGTATTGAGAGGCTGGAGCAGATTCCATCTATCGAGCTTGCAGAACGTTTAGCCAATTTTTTTAAGGGTGAAGTCAGCGAAATGCAGATTCTTTATCCGGCACGTTTTCAATCTAGCCAAAACCAGAATGGGTTTAAACCACAGGAACAGGAGGTGAACCGTGGGTAAGCATCACTGGAAAGTAGAAAAACAGCCTGAGTGGTACGTGAAAGCTGTCAGAAAAACTATCGCAGCGTTGCCGGGGGGGTACGCTGAAGCTGCTGACTGGCTGGATGTAACAGAGAACGCATTATTTAACCGCCTTCGTGCCGATGGCGATCAGATTTTCCCGCTGGGATGGGCAATGATTTTGCAACGTGCTGGTGGAACTCACTTCATTGCTGACGCTGTGGCGCAGTCTGCAAATGGCGTCTTTGTGTCTCTTCCTGACGTCGAGGATGTGGACAACGCCGATATTAACCAGCGCCTGCTGGAAGTCATTGAACAGATCGGCAGTTATTCAAAACAGATTCGTTCAGCAATTGAAGACGGTGTAGTGGAACCGCATGAGAAGACAGCAATTAACGACGAGCTGTACCTCTCAATTTCGAAGCTGCAGGAGCATGCAGCACTGGTCTACAAAATTTTTTGCATTTCAGAAAGTAATGACGCCCGCGAGTGTGCAGCTCCGGGCGCCGTGGCGTGTCGTGACTGTGGAGAAACTAACGCATGAACAGTTTAACAACACACTACCGTCGCTCGCAACTGATTGCGCTTCCTGTGCCGGGTGGAAAAGCGAAGGTGGAGTATTGCTATGCAGTAAATGTACCAGGTGACAGGGAAATTGTAACCCACAGCTTTGCAGAGTGGGCTGTGGGTGATTTCAACCGGCAGAAGGAGACAGTCCTTTGCGACAAGTTAACCGCTGGTTCAAAGATCACTACGGAGTGCCCGTCAGAGTCATTCGTTGGGAGCCGGAAACACAACGGGTTATCTACCTCCGCGAAGGCTATGAGCATGAGTGCTTCAGCCCGCTCGAACAGTTTCGTCGTAAATTCAGGGAAATAGAGGTCGGTCATGAGCACTAAATTAACCGGCTATGTATGGGATAGTTGCGCTGCATCAGGCATGAAATTATCCAGCGTGGCAATTATGGCCCGCCTGGCTGATTTCAGTAATGACGAAGGTGTGTGCTGGCCATCAATTGAAACCATTGCCCGCCAGATTGGCGCGGGGATGAGTACCGTCAGAACGGCTATCGCACGGCTGGAAGCAGAAGGCTGGTTAACGCGTAAGGCGCGTCGCCAGGGTAACCGCAATGCGTCGAATGTTTATCAGCTTAACGTTGCGAAGCTTCAGGCAGCGGCATTTTCTCAACTGTCAGATTCTGACCCGTCAAAATCTGACGCATCAAAATCTGACCCGTCAAAATTTGATGCGTCGAAATCTGGCAAAAAAGCGGGTTTTCACCCGTCAGAATCTGGCGGGGATCCGTCAGTAAAATCAAAACATGATCCGTCAGATAAAAAAACTTCTCGTCCGGACGCTTCGCAACCGGACACGCAGACGGATGAACAGGATTTTTTAACTCGCCATCCTGATGCGGTTGTATTCAGCCCTAAAAAGCGCCAGTGGGGAACGCAGGATGATTTGACCTGCGCACAGTGGCTCTGGAAAAAAATCATCGCTCTGTACGAGCAGGCCGCCGAATGTGACGGCGAAGTGGTACGTCCTAAAGAACCGAACTGGACAGCCTGGGCAAACGAAATTCGCCTGATGTGTGTACAGGATGGGCGTACTCACAAACAAATCTGCGAGATGTACAGCCGCGTCAGCCGCGATCCGTTCTGGTGCCGTAACGTGCTCAGCCCGTCGAAGCTGCGGGAAAAATGGGATGAGCTTTCCCTGCGCTTATCGCCGTCCGTCAGCACGTACACAGAAAAACGCGAAGATCCGTACTTCAAAGCCAGTTACGACAACGTGGACTACAGCCAGATCCCGGCAGGATTCAGGGGGTGATCATGAGTCTTTTGAATGAAGTTCAGAAATTCATTGAAGCCCATCCGGGGTGTACTTCCGGAGACATTGCGGATGCTTTTTACGTGGGGGCTTAATGAGTAATAAATATTGTCAGGCGCTGGTGGAGCTGCGGAACAAACCATCCCATGAACTGAAGGAGGTGGGCGATCAGTGGCGCACGCCGGACAGCATTTTCTGGGGAATTAACACCTTGTTTGGCCCGTTTGTTCTGGATCTGTTCACTGACGGTGATAACGCCAAATGTGCCGCGTATTACACGGCGGAAGACAACGCGCTGGCGCATGACTGGTCAGAACGCCTTGCGGAGCTTAAAGGTGCTGCCTTTGGCAATCCCCCATACAGTCGCGCCAGTCAGCATGAGGGGCAATACATCACCGGCATGCGTTACATCATGAAACATGCCAGTGCCATGCGTGATAAGGGCGGGCGCTATGTTTTCCTGATCAAAGCTGCCACCAGCGAAGTGTGGTGGCCGGAAGATGCGGACCATATTGCTTTTATTCGCGGGCGTATTGGTTTTGAACTGTCTGCCTGGTTTATCCCGAAAGATGAGAAGCAGGTGCCGACAGGCGCTTTCTTCGCTGGTGCTATTGCTGTTTTTGACAAGACCTGGAAGGGACCGGCAATCAGCTACATCGGGCGCGATGAACTTGAGGCATGTGGTGAGGCCTTTCTGGCGCAGGTTCGCCAGCAGGCAGAAAAACTGGTCAGGGAGATGGTGGCATGAAGCTGATCCTGCCTTTTCCGCCCAGCGTGAACACGTACTGGCGACACCCCAACAAAGGGGCGTTTGCTGGTAAGAGCCTGATAAGCGCGGCGGGGCGAAAATTCCAGAGCGCGGCGTGCGCAGCAATAGTTGAGCAGTTACGTCGTCTGCCGAAACCAACGTCGGCACCTGCTTCAGTGGAGATCGTTTTGTTTCCTCCGGATAACCGGATCCGCGATCTGGACAACTATAACAAGGCGCTGTTTGACGCCCTGACCCACGCGGGTGTGTGGGAAGACGACAGTCAGGTGAAAAGAATGCTGGTGGAGTGGGGACCGGTTATCCCGGGAGGGAAGGTCGAGATCACTATCAGTAAGTACGAGAAAACGGCGGGTGCAGCCGCCTGATCAAGAGGAGAAACGAAGTATGAATAATCTGATGGTCATTGATGGTATTGAAGTTCGTCGTGATGCTTTTGGGCGTTACAGCCTGAACGATCTGCACAGGGCTGCCGGTTCTCTGGATAAGCATAAGCCTGCATTCTGGCTCCGCAATGAGCAAACTGAACGTTTAATAAGCGAGTTGCAGATTTGCAACTCGGTCAATATAGAGCCAGTTAACGTTATTCGTGGCGGAAATAACCAGGGGACGTATGTTTGCAAAGAACTGGTGTATGCCTATGCAATGTGGATCAGCCCGTCATTCCATCTTAAGGTGATCCGTACTTTCGATATGGTAACCAGCGCACCGGAAAAATTATCCGGACAGGCTGCTGACAAGATGCAGGCTGGCGTGATCCTGCTGGACTTTATGCGCCGGGAGTTAAACCTGTCTAACTCTTCAGTGCTTGGTGCCTGTCAGAAACTCCAGGAGGCTGTTGGCTTACCGAATCTGGCACCGCGCTATGCCATTGATGCTCCTGCTGATGCACACGATGGCTCAAGTCGCCCGACACTGTCACTGAGTGCACTGCTGAAACAGTATGGTATCCGCCTGACGGCTAATCAGGCATATCACCAGATGGTGAAGCTGGGGATCGTCGAGCAGCGCGAACGATACAGCCGTACCGCGATTAACAACATCAAAAAATTCTGGTCGCTGACAGCGAAAGGCTGCATGTTCGGCAAGAACATCACCAGTCCCGCAAATCCGCGCGAGACGCAGCCGCATTTCTTCGAATCCCGATTCCCTGAGCTGTTAAAGCTGCTCGATACCGTTCATTGAGGTGACCGTGAGAGCACTACTGACCCCTGAAATTGCCCCGCGTATGGGGATCGTATTGTTCAGGCCAGGTTCAGAGCTGATGCCCCTGTTTATGCAGGGGCGTGTCCTGCTGGAGCCTGAGCCGGAACGTTACTCATCTTTCGCCAGTGGTGCCGTTCCGGCGGCATCACAACCGCTGGCGGATGATCCTGCCGTTCGGGCCGTGTTCCGCAATGAGGCAGTGATCCGTCGTGCTGGTGGCGTGGAATGTCTTGAAAGCTGGTTACTTCGTGAAAAAGGCTGCCAGTGGCCTCATTCCGACTGGCACAGCGAGAACATGACCACAATGCGACACGCTCCGGGCGCAATCCGTCTGTGCTGGCACTGCGATAACCAGCTGCGCGATCAGTTCACGGAACGGCTGGAATCAATGGCAACGGATAACTGTGCCCGCTGGGTGTTGTCTGTTGTGCGTCGGGATCTCGGTTTTGATGACAGTCACGTTGTGACAATGCCGGAACTGTGCTGGTGGCTGATTCGTAATGACCTGGCGGATGCCTTACCGGAAAGTGCAGCCCGTAAGGCACTGAGATTACCGAAGCCTGTTGTGCCGTCTGTCACCCGGGAAAGTGACCTTGTGCCTTCGGTTCCTGCCACCAGCATCATCCAGGATAAGGCGAAAAAGGTGCTGGCGCTGAAAGTGGATCCGGAGTCGCCGGAGTCTTTTATGTTACGCCCAAAACGTCGCCGCTGGGTTAATGAAAAGTACACGCGCTGGGTTAAGACACAGCCGTGTGCATGTTGTGGAAAGCCCGCTGATGATCCCCACCACCTGATAGGTTACGGTCAGGGTGGAATGGGAACAAAAGCGCATGACCTTTTTGTGTTGCCTTTGTGCAGAAAGCATCACGACGAGCTGCATGCGGATACCGTGGCATTTGAAGAGAAGTATGGCTCCCAGCTGGAGCTGATATTTCGTTTTATCGATCGTGCGCTGGCAATTGGCGTGCTGGCCTGATTTTGTGGAGAAAGTTGATGCGTGATATGTATGAAGTTTTGGACCGCTGGGGGGCATGGGCTGCTGCAGAAAACAGTGGTGTGGACTGGCAACCGGTAGCTGCTGGCTTCAAGCGGCTTTTACCTCATGGCAGAAAGTCCCGGATTCAGTGCGATGATGATGAGGGCATCATAATAGACGGTTGTGTCGCTAGGTTGCGTAAATACAAGCCGGCAGAGTATGAGCTGATAATTGCTCACTTTGTTGTTGGCATTTCGCTCCGTACAATTGCAAAGAAGCGGAAATGTTCAGACGGAACAGTACGAAAAGATATGCAAACAGCTATGGGGTTTATTGATGGTTGCTTGTCATTTTTTATTTAATACAATGAGTTAAGTGCTATGTAAAATCATTCTACTTTCCCAACTTTTATGTGTATATAATACCAGGGTAAAGTAACGGAGAATCTTGTGAACATTCAAGCAGTAGACATTTTTTGTGGCGCAGGGGGCTTAACTTTTGGGCTAAAAAAAGCCGGGATTGAAGTTTCTCATGGCATTGATATTGATGAGTCCTGCCGTTTCGCTATTGAGAGCAATAATCCCTTAACGAAGTTCATTAACCAGTCAGTTACTGAACTGCAATCCAGCGATGTGTCTGCTATGTTCAAGGAAGGAAATATTAGATTACTTGCAGGCTGTGCCCCTTGCCAACCGTTTTCCAAGTATCGTAATCCAAATAGCAGAAAAGATGATACAAAGTGGCGTCTTTTATCTGAGTTTCAGAGGATTGTAAGTGATGTCATGCCAGAGCTTGTGACTATGGAAAATGTTCCTCAACTTAGAAATCATAAGGTTTTTGAAGAGTTTGTTAGTGTATTAAAGACTCTTGGGTATCATCTGTGGTACGACGTTGTAAAATGTTCCGAGTATGGCTTGCCTCAAAATAGACGTAGATTAATTCTAATTGGGTCCATATTGGGGCCAATCAGCCTTGATCAAAAAAAAGTAAGCCGTAAAGTTACAGTAAAGGATGCTATTGGTCAGTTGCCAAAAATAGGTGCAGGGGAGAAACTCGAAAGTGATCCATTGCATCGTTCGCCTAAATTAAGGGATATTAACCTTAAACGAATCTTGCACTCTTTACCAGGTGGTACGTGGGATGATTGGCCTGAAGAAATTAGAGCGGATTGCCATAAAAAGCATTCAGGTGCTACCTATAAAAGTGTTTATGGACGGATGGTTTGGGACGATACTAGTCCTACAATAACTACCCAATGTTATGGATATGGTAATGGGCGATTCGGACATCCTGAGCAAAATAGAGCAATAACTTTGCGTGAAGCTGCTATTTTACAATCTTTTCCTATGGATTATAAATTTATTGGAAAAAATACGCCTTTTTCATTCCAAAAGTTAGGAACGATGATTGGTAATGCTGTTCCCCCTATAATTGGCCAAGTAATAGGGAGAACATTTGTTAGGCATGTTGAGGGGATAAATATCCGTTAGAGATAATATAATCTTCAGTTGAGTTTATTAATAAACGAAGATATAGATCAACTCTCTCTGCTCTAGACTTAACTTCTTCTAAGGGGTCAATTTGCCCCTTTTTAGAGAAGCTAGTACTTCCATGCGCGAGTTCGTTTCTGATATCCTTAAGCAAGTCTAAGTCAATACCATTTCTACATTCAGGTGAGTTTGCGATAGTTATTCCGTAAGCCTGCGTTATTTTGTGTAATACAGGCTTGCAAACATTACCATTGAATTCTTTACGAATATTCAATGAGGCTGAAATTATTCTTTTGGAAATGTCAGTGCCTATCTTTTTATAAAGGGATTGCCCTGTTTCATTATCTGAAACAATTCTATGTAATATATTTACTTGAAGCTTCTCCCTGAGTGATGCGTAATTCACATCATTATCTTGTAAATGATCATAAATTGACTCGATGCAACCTCTGGCAGTATTTTCAACTTGATTATATAGCATCATATGAACGGATGATTTTAAAATATTTACCCTTAGGATATTAGATTCTATTTCATCTTGATGCGCTTGCGGATCTAACTGCTGAGTATGAATCTCTATAGATGATGCAAGAGAAAGCAGTTCCATAATGTCTCTTGCTCTTTCTTCATATTCATCTCGTAAATCAATTAGACTCATTTTTAAATCCCTAACAACTTATTTTTAACGTAAAATATTCTGTTTTTTAGCTGGCTGGTATTGTTTGCACTATCAGCAGTAACAAGTGTTTCAAATTCCTCTTCAAATAGCCATTCACCTACAGGTACGGCTGGACTCTGGAGTTGTGGGTTAGTTTTTAATGCAAGTGCAGTTCCCACGGCAATGGCTTCGTATCTGGCTCGTGGGGTGGTTTTACTTGTTGCGGTCTTTTTAAAGCCAATAGGGAAATGGGCAGCAACAAAAGCAAGCATCATTTCAAAATCATGTTTAAAATTATCAACATCTTGTTGAGTAGTCACAGCTGCTGCTTGTTCATTTAAATAATTATCAATAAAGGGACGGACAAATCCCTTATAGTTTTCTAAATCATTTAAATATGCAAAAAATCTCAAAACTAACTCACGATGATCGCCATTCGACCGTTTCCGGTCTGATAATGGAGCTAGTTGGGAAAAAAGTGAGTTTGTTGAGCATGGGGTCACAACATCTTTATAGAACATTGAGGTAGCAGCATCTGAGCCATGCCTCACTTCCATCGCTTCTAATCTTTTAACACCTGAGTTGATCCTTTCAAATAAATCTCTTCTATGTTGTTCCTCAACATCACCTTTCAACTCAATAAATCTTAGTGAAGCTCTTAAAAATCTTCTTTGGCGGCTAGCTAAAAGATCTGAAAATTTGAAACCTTCTAAACTTTTAAGCTCTTTCAAATCCTTTAACTCAAATTGATCGTTCCAAAAATAATAAATAGAGCGTATCCGTTGTGAACCATCAATGATTTCTACCCTACCATCTAATTCAGGGTCTTCATTAAATACATCAGCAATGTAAAGGTAAGGTATTGGAAAGTCTAATAGAATACTTTCTATAAAGCGAGAGGCTGTTTTTGTATCCCACTTGTAATCACGTTGATAATCTGGAATAAAAAGCTCGTTTTTGTCATTTTCAATATTATCACCATACTTTTGAATAATGACTTCAACGGTCCACTCACGTACATTGTATCCAATGTTTCTCTGAGCGAGTCTGATTTCATTGTCAGCTGAAGCGGTTAAAGCTGCAATTTCAGCCTTTTTTCTGTTCTTAGCGTGTTCATCTTGTATCTGAGCAAGCTCTTCTTTGAGTTCTTTGAGTGTAGTCATGTTTTCGTTCCTTTAATTGAAAGTTGATTGTAAGAAAACTATAACGCGTACGCAAAAAGTATTGTATTGTGTTAAGAGTGGTTACTTCGCCACACAGCTTAAACCCGCCGTCGAGCGGGTTTTGTCGTTTCTGGGCCTGGGGATTCGTTGGGCCTAGTCTATCCCGCAGTTATCCATTGGCTCGGCTTCTTTGACGTTTCCTCTTCTGATTTGCGGTACATGATGTTTCCTCAATTTGCACCTGCTGTATCAGCGAGGTGAGAGATAACTACAAATGCCTCATAACCCAAATACTTGGCTGGAGTTGGTCCAGAGCTGGTGGCGTGGAGACACACCGCTGGGCGCAGTGATTATGTCGATCGTTATGGCTGGCTTGCGCATTGCCTATTTTGGCGGTGGTGGTGGCTGGAAGAGAAAAACGCTCGAGATTTTGCTCTGTGGCGCTCTGACGCTGACCTTTGCATCCGCGCTTGAGTATGTCGGATGGCCTAAATCACTTTCTGTTGCCATTGGTGGCGGCGTTGGGCTGATCGGCGTCGATGCTATTCGTGGTGCTGCAATGAGAGTAATCGGCAACAAATTTGGTAGCTCGAAGGAGTAATTTATGCAGGTACTAAATTCCCAGCGTAAAGCTTTTCTCGATATGTTGGCGTGGTCAGAAGGAACGGATAACGGGCGACAGCCAACCCGCAATCACGGCTACGACGTTATTGTAGGTGGTGAGCTATTCACGGATTACTCCGATCATCCTCGCAAACTTGTCACGCTAAACCCGCAACTTAAATCAACCGCAGCTGGACGTTACCAGCTTCTTTCCCGTTGGTGGGATGCCTACCGCAAGCAGCTTGGCCTGAAAGACTTCTCTCCGAAAAACCAGGACGCTGTTGCACTGCAGCAGATTAAAGAGCGTGGCGCTTTACCGATGATTGATCGCGGTGATATCCGTCAGGCTATCGACCGTTGCAGCAATATCTGGGCTTCACTGCCGGACGCTGGTTATGGCCAGTTCGAGCATAAGGCTGACAGCCTGATTGCAAAATTCAAAGAAGCAGGCGGAACGGTCAGAGAGATTGAGGTATGAGCAGATTAACCGCGATTATCTCCGCTCTGGTTATCTGCATCATCGTCTGCCTGTCGTGGGCGGTCAATCATTACCGTGATAACGCCATCGCCTACAAAGAACAGCGGGATAAAAAAGTCAGTGAGCTGAAGCAGGCGACCGCCACCATTACTGACATGCAGCAACGCCAGCGTGCTGCTGATGTACTCGATGCTAAATACACGAAGGAGTTGGCTAATGCGAAAGCTGAAAATGATGCTCTTCGGCGCAAGCTTGATAATGGTGGTCGGGTGCTCGTCAAAGGAAAATGCTCTGTGCCATCCGCAGCCGAAACTTCCAGCGCCTCCGGCATGGGCAATGATGCCACCGTCGAACTCTCTCCAGTTGCTGGACGAAACGTTCTCGGTATCCGGGACGGAATCATCAGAGACCAGACAGCACTGAGAACGCTTCAGGAATATATCAGGACGCAATGCCTTCGATGATAGCGATAATTTTACTCATCATCCTTCACATTTGGCTCTGTAGACAGGGTGGTGATCACTTCTGGAGTGAATCCAGATTAAACATCTCATTGCTGATGCTTGAAGTTGAGCATCTGGCGCGCGGTAAGGGGCTGCGTTGAGATAAGAGCCAGTCATTACAAATACCAGGATTTAGCCTCGCATTCGCGGGGCTTTTTATTGCCATTACAAAAGCCACTTCCTACAGAGTGGCTTTGATAATGGTTTATACCCTACACGGGATAACTTAACTGATATCCCTTTTAAAGGATAAAGGTATTCAAGCCTGACACATCATGCGCTGTATCGTCGCCGTATTCCCGTATTAACAGAGACCGTAGCCCGACGGGGAACTCCTTCTGCGCGAGTGTGCGGGAATAATCAAAAACGATGCACACCGGGGTTACCGGGTACACATATTTCATCATGCCAGCGAGTCCGGTTCTGGCACGGAAGAAACCGGACGTTATGATTTAGTGCGGAAATATTTGTGTAGTGTTCTGAATGTTCTCAGTAAAGAGTAATGAATTATCAAAGGTATAGTAATACCTTTTGTTTTCGTGGATATTTGTAATCCATCTGAAAACCCCTGCTGTAGCAAGATTTTTCCTGTATTCGTAAAATGATAACTCTCCTGATTTGAATCCTTTTAAGGTGGCTTCTATAAGGCATTTATTTTTTGAAAATCTTACATTTACAACCTTACCCTGTCCTTTTATTAAAACCGTATTATCGTTTTCAAGAACAAGATGAATATTCTCTGTAGCTAAATAGTAAATGTAATGTGAGACATTGTGACGTTTTAGTTCAGAATAAAACCAGTGATAGTTTAAATTATTTCGCACTTTATCGAATATTTGTTTAAAAATGGCAACCTGAGCCATTGTAGTACCTTCCATGTGATATGAGGGGGCGTAGTCTGCACGATTATCTAAATTGCTTCAATCTGGTCTGACCTGTTTTCTGAGCAATTCAGTAATGTCACTCTTTTCTTTGTTTGCTTCAGGAGAAACTCTTTTTTCTGAGCACAGTCTCCGGCGGCAGGCTTCAATGACCCAGGCTGAGAAATTCCCGGACCCTTTTTGCTCAAGAGCGATGTTAATTTGTTCAATCATTTGGTTAGGAAAGCGGATGTTGCGGGTTGTTGTTCTGCGGGTTCTGTTCTTCGTTGACATGAGGTTGCCCCGTATTCAGTGTCGCTGATTTGTATTGTCTGAAGTTGTTTTTACGTTAAGTTGATGCAGATCAATTAATACGATACCTGCGTCATAATTGATTATTTGACGTGGTTTGATGGCCTCCACGCACGTTGTGATATGTAGATGATAATCATTATCACTTTACGGGTCCTTTCCGGTGATCCGACAGGTTACGGGGCGGCGACCTCGCGGGTTTTCGCTATTTATGAAAATTTTCCGGTTTAAGGCGTTTCCGTTCTTCTTCGTCGTAACTTAATGTTTTTATTTAAAATACCCCCTAAAAAGAAAGGAAACGACAGGTGCTGAAAACGAACTTTTGGGCCTCTGTCGTTTCCTTTCTCTGTTTTTGGCCGTGGAATGAACAATGGAAGTCAACAAAAAGCAGCTGGCTGACATTTTCGGTGCGAGTATCCGTACCATTCAGAACTGGCAGGAACAGGGAATGCCCGTTCTGCGAGGCGGTGGCAAGGGTAATGAGGTGCTTTATGACTCTGCCGCCGTTATAAGATGGTATGCCGAAAGGGATGCTGAAATTGAGAACGAAAAGCTGCGCCGGGAAGTTGAAGAACTGCGG